GTCGAAGGCAACCACGTCCTCTCCGAACTGCGCGAAGATCTTAGCGCCTGACTTCCTGCGCCAGATAGAGGGTGCCCAATCTGGCGCAGCAAGTCAGGCGCTAAGCTCTTCGCGCAGTTCGGACAGGACGTGCTTGCCTTCGACTCGACAGAGGGTGGCTTGGGCAAGTTGCTCAAGCTAATCCCTTTCGTTGAGGATCAAGTTGGCTATGTCACCGGCAAGGGCAACGTCGCGGATCACATTCTCCGCAAACCAATCCGCGTCGCGAAGAAAACCGAGCGCAAGCGCAAGATGCAGCAACTCTCGCCCGAGCGCAAGAGTCGGCTCGCCGAACTCGTTAAGAAATACAACGTGAAGGAGGACAAGTGAAGAACTTTCTTGAGCTAGTGACGACGCTAGTAATGATTGGGCTGGGATTTGCATTCGTTAGCTGGCCCATTATCAGGCATCTCTTGCCATGAGTATGAGCATCGAGGAGCTAATCAACGAGCTTTATCAAAGCATGATCCGCTTTGAGATTGAGCGTATTGCCTTTCCTCTGTTCAATCGCCTGCTAAATGAGAAGGGCTATATGCTGAACGTGCACCACATGCATAGCGATAACTTGCTGTGCCAAATAGAGAAACGCAAATTCGTAGAATAGGAGCCACATGGATTCGGTCTTGGGGATGATTCTTATATTTCTTGCCTTGCGCGGGGCGTGGGGCATTGTCGAGGATATAGAGCTTTTTGGTCGCCAATGGCGGTTGAAGAAATAGGAGCATCATCATGCTGATTGTTCTCACGCCGCTATGGTTCTGGGAAGAATATATGCAGCCGCAGATAGAGGCGGTGCCGGTCGTTTACGCCAATCCATACGGGCGGTGGTACACGATCACCGTCCTATCAAAATAGGAGGCCGCATTGGAAATTTCACCGGGAGCAGATTGGGTACGGACACCGCGCTGGCTTCGGCTATTCGGTTGGCCTAAATGGCGACGTAGGGTAAGCGACCACTGGAATACCCGTTGGGTCTATTTTTGGTCGTGGCCCTATTAGCAGAGCACTCGCTATGTACTACATGCGTGATTGGGAAATCCAAAAGGAGGTTAAAGATGCATACCGAAGTAAAGCCTAAGATGATGATGGCGATTGACCATCTCGACGCAGCGAACGCGAGCATGAACTCCGCAATGAGCGTTCTCTCCAGCATTGTTCTCGACTTGCAAAAGGGCGCTGACTTTCTTGTTCGCTATCGCAACTCCCTTATCAAAACCGTCGAGCTAAGTGGCGGTGATATGGGCCAAGCGGTTGAGTCGCAGATCAAAGATTACATCGGTAAGAAACTCAATGGCCAAGATCAAGAAATCAAAGGCTGACTCGAAGATCCGCTACCAAAACCAGCCTAATGGCAACCAACGCTGCGGACTGTGCACTATGTTCCGATCGCCGGACGAGTGCACAGCCGTCGCTGGCACTATCAAGGCTAACGGATGGTGCAAGATATTCTACAGGAAACGCGATGGCAAACCAAGAGATGCAGCGTAAGTGCGTTGAGTTGCGTAAACAGAACCTGACCTACAAGCAGATCGGCGAACGCTTGAGGATCACACGCGACATGGTTGCAGGACACCTATTCAGAGCCAGAAAGGAAGCGCTTAAACGCGGATTAATAGATGAGCGAACTGTATCTAATTCTTCACAAGGTACGCGGTGAGCCTGCGTTCGACATCGCAGAGAAAACGATGATCGGGAAGGAGGAGGGGTGGGTCATCCCAACCTCTGGCCACCGGGCTTATCCAACGGAGATATGGGACATAGCGAACTTAAAGCCTTGCCCTGCACAAGAGGATGGCTGCTATCTACCAGAGATCTTAGCCGACTATCCTTGGAAAGATGATTGGCCCGACCACTACGACTCTCGTCGCGATGACGACTCCTACATGGAGGACGAAGCACGTACCATCTTGCTTCGCAAGGGCCTTCTCAAAGCCAAACCCATTAACAACTATCGGAGGCGTTAATGATCTGCGAGAAATGTGACGGAGACGCTAATGGCAAGACTCAGATACGAAACCAAGGGCGGTAATTTCTCAGAAGGCGAAACCTTCGCCCAACTAACCGAACACCTGCGCCTAGCAGCAGAGGCTTGCTATGTCCTCGGTCACTATAGCAAAGAGAACCATGACACAGTTCGCGGTGAAGGATTTCTCAGGGTTGGACAGAGCCTCGAGAAAACCCGCGAACTTATCACCAACCTCGCTACAACATCGAGGCTCTCACAATGATCCCAACCACCCAACAATCACATATCCTTTCACTACTGGAGGACACTACCGACAACATAATGATCGAGGCCGGTCCCGGCACCGGCAAGACCCGCACCCTTCGCTTAATCGACAACGAAATCGCAGCCAGATACAATGTCCTCTATCTCGCTTTTAACAAACGCATCGTTACCGAGGCGCAAGCCCCAGATGACGATGGAAGCCCGAAATTTAATGAGACTACGGAAATCCGTACGATCAACGGTGCATGTCATCGCGTATGGGGGCAAACCGCCAGTGGTCGACTTACAGTTGACAAACAAAAGACCATTAACATTTTCCGAACTATTGTCAGCACACTTTCTAAAGGACAGCAAGATGAAGCGTGGATCGACTACCAACTCATTAAAGACTCGGTTGGAAGGGCTAAGGCCCTTGGTTACGTCCCCAATGAAGTCAGATCTCGATCCCCACGCCTTATTGAACCCGATGTTTTCTTCGACAGCCTTGAAGAAAAACCCTCCCGGCAAGCGCAAGTCCTCATCGACGATATCTTACGGCAAAGCATCAAACTCGCATACGCAGGTAGCATTGATTTCGATGATCAAGTGTACATGCCCGTATTGTTCGGAGGTAGTTTCCCGGAATATCCACTGGTACTTATCGACGAAGCGCAGGACCTTTCCCCCATTAATCATGCGATGCTCGAACGCTTCGTGCAAAAAGGCGCTCGTCTTATTGCAGTCGGTGACCCTTGGCAAAGTATCTATGCTTTTCGTGGAGCGGTTCAAGAAGGGATGAGCCACATCAAGAACGTGTTTGGCTGCACCGTCGCCGATCTGTCTGTTTCCTTTCGCTGCCCGTCTGAGATTGTGAAGGCGGCTCAGTGGCGCAATGCAAAGCTAACTTGGGCGAGAGAGGGAGGGCAAGTTGTTAGTCTTAATTCTCTACACACTAGTGATCTTCCTGATGACGCTGTTGTTATTTGCCGCAACAATGCCCCGCTATTCAGCCTCGCTCTACGTCTCTTGGCTAGTAAGCGTGGGGTTACTGTTACTGGTACTGACATTGGGGCTAAGATTGTTAATATCATGAATAAGCTCGGCCCTGACACAATGAAGCAGGAGCAAGTCATTGACAAGATCGAGGAGTGGCGAGCGGACAAGCTGGCAGTGCAATCTACCACGGCCAACGATACAGCAGATTGTATGCGAGTATTCGCCTGCTTCGGCAAAACGCTATCGGAAGCTACTGGCTACGCGGAGTTCCTATTCCAACAGCGGGGAGCTATTACCCTCACTACGGGTCATAAGGCAAAGGGTCTGGAATGGGAGAAGGTATATCACCTTGATCGTCATCTTATTCGCGAAGATAAGGACGAGCAAGAGAAGAACCTCAGCTACGTCATCACCACGCGGTCGATGAACAACTACTATGGGGTAGATAGCAAGGATATTGTCTCATGAGCGTAATTGAATCTCGTATAGGCTACGAGGACTGCTACGAGGTTATGGACAAAGCCCTCGACGCCAAAGATGGAATAAGGATTGGCTTTGCCAACTATGGCGAGGCCCATTACTTTAGGCAGAGGATGAATAAAGCGAGGCTACTCGATAGAAGGTTCAACAAAGAGAGGTACGAACCAAACCACATAAAGCATGGTAAGAGTGAATATGACGCGTTGTGGTTTCGCTTGCTAGATCTAGAGGGACTAACGTGGGTCTACGCAGAGCGCCGTCCATCTCAACGTGGCGTTATAGAGGAGATTAACAATGACCGGCCGGAGAAGCAAACTCACCGCAGAACAGCGAGAGGCACTCCTGTGGGATTACCGACGACGTATTCCACTAAAGGTTATCGCCGCTAAGTATGGCTACCATGTAAACCATGTCAGCCGAATTGCCAAATCGGAGGGACTATGCCGACACTTCAAGGCGACGCGCTCACCAAGGTCACGCTCAACCTCTACACCGATGACGTTACCACCCTCAAACACTTGGTTGGGCCGGGGTACACTACTAAAGTCAGAGAGCTAGTTCGTCAGTATTGCAGGACAGCCGCAGACCACCAAAAGGCAAGAGAAAGGTTGCACTTAAAATGGCCAACACCCTCGACGAGTTAATGCGCGATGCAGCGAAGGTCTTGAAAGGCCCACACGATCGCAGGATAGAAGATATCGTTACCTACATGCGACAGGAACGTGCGAGGGCAGATACAGGCAAGCGTGCGAAGCGCGGAGAGGTTGCTGATGAGGTATCACCACGGATCTTAGAGGCGTTCAAGAAAATGCTCCCGCCAAAGAACAACTATAGGAGACGGTAATGGACGCCACAACAGCAATCTCACCATTCCTCCCAGGCACCCTCGTCCAGTACGCTTGGGACAGCACCTCCCTTTCCTACTTTAAGCGCTGCCCACGTCTTTACTACTACAGGATGATCGAAGGTTGGGAGGAGAAAGACGAGTCTATCCACCTGCGTTTTGGTATCGAATACCATCACGCGTTGCAGGTTTACGAAGAGGTAATGGCATTAGGAGCGAACCACAATGAGGGTGTTCGAGAGGCTACGTATGAACTCATTAAGAGGATCGATGATTGGGAACCAGATCGAGGAAGCAAGGCAGGTAAGAACAAGAACCCTGAGACTCTTCTACGCACTACTATCTGGTATCTGGACGAGCATCAGAACGATGAAGCTAGGACGTTAATATGGGACGACGGCTCACCTGCGGTGGAGCAATCCTTCCGGTTCGAACTCGGGTGGGGCCCGAACGTGGAGCGTAGTGAGAAAGGGCGTATTCTTCCCGCGCAGCCATACGTCCTCTGCGGCCACCTCGATAAGGTCGTCGTTTACCAAGGCCAGCGGTTCGTAATGGATCACAAGACCACCACTTGGTTTCTCGGGCCTAGGTATTTCGACTCGTACGAACCGGAGAACCAAATGACGCTCTACTCCCTAGCGTCGAAGGTCGTGTTACATCAAGACCAACCAGTGAGAGGGATTATTATCGATGCAGCAAGGATCGAGCAAGACAAATCCACCTTCGCGCGCGGGATCACCTATCGTTCTCCAGATCAGCTTGCTGAGTGGGTTCAAGACCTACGACACTGGCTATCACTTGCTGAGCGCTACGCAAAAGATGGGTATTGGCCCCAAAACGATACAGCGTGCGATAAATATGGTGGTTGCAAGTTTAGAGAAATCTGCTCTAAGAGCCCAAAGGTTCGAGAGCGATTTCTCGAGGGAAACTTCGTCCGACAATCAGAGGAGGAGAAATGGAACCCGTTGAGAAAAAGGTGAGATACAAACTACTCATAACCAAGTCGCAAGTCATCAAGGTAGAGCAAGGCGCACTTGGCACTAGGTTCTACGTCCAACTACCACAAGGGATCATACTAACCGCAGACCTAACATTCGAAGCAGACGTTAAACAAGGTGATGTTCTTTCAATCTACACAGAGATATACGCACATGCCCACCCTAGCACAACATCAATCCAATGACTACACCAAGATGCTCTTTATCGGGCATAGTAAGGCCGGTAAGACCGGGGCGCTTACGCCATTAGTCCCGGACTTTAACCTGCGCATCCTTGACTATGATAACGGCCTTGACGTGTTGAAAACGCACGTCGAACGTCAATTTCCAGAACGGTTGAGTAGCGTCGAGTTCCGAACCCTGCGCGACGAGTACCGAATGACGCCAACAGGTCCGGAGTGTACTCGTCCCACAGCGTTCAACGACACGTTGAAGATGCTTACCAACTGGAAATACGACGACATTGACCTTGGCCCACCAGCTGAGTGGGGACCGAATTGTATTCTCGTAATCGACTCCTTCACCTTCCTGTCGGACGCCGCGTTCAACGCGGTTGAACCGTTATCAGGGAAGGACAAGCGGGCTGCGTTTGGTAACGCACAACGCGCGTTGGAAAAGGTGCTTGCGATCATTCAATCCGATGACTTTCAAACGAACGTCATCGTCACATCGCATATCCGTTACATCGAATTGGACGACGGTCGAAAGAAGGGCTTCCCGACATCAGTCGGTGAGGCACTGTCGCCCAAGATCCCACGCTACTTTAACAGCGTGGCTCTTTGTGAGGTCGGACCAGGAGGTAAACGAACGATCCAGACAGCAGCAACATCAACCATCGATCTAGCCAACCCCAAACCTTTTGAGATGCAACCAAAGTATCCCATTGAAACAGGATTGGCTGATTTCTTCAAGGTACTCAGGAGCAAACCAGATGCCAAGAGGAGTGTACCCACGAAAGAAGCGGTACGCAGCATCCGCAGGGCGTAAGCGCAGACTCAGAGTCAGAATACCACCAGCAGAGGAGAAAACAGACCTAGTCACAACACTAAACCAAACCATCAACCAACTCATCAAACTGAGAGATATCATCAATGGCAAAGCCTGACTTTACCTCCATCCTCGACATGTCTTTCGATGACATCGAGAGCCCAAAGCCACTCCCACCAGGAGACTACGTCGTTACTATCAAGAGCTATATCCAAGACAAAACCTCTCAAAAAGAAACTAAGTTCATCGAGTTCAACACGTCGCCAGTGGAGGCGTTGCCGAACGTCGATGAGGATTGGCTCAAAGAATGCCTGACCAAAGCCGACGGCTCGATGAAGAAACTCTCCGACATGACAATCCGCATCCGGTTCTATGACACCTCGGAAGCGGCTTACAGGTTGAAGAAATTCCTTCTCGATGACGTTGGGCTGGAGGATGATAGTGGTTCTATCGGCCAGCAGATTGAGCAGGCAATCAACGCGCAAGTGATCGTCAGCATCAAACATCGTAGTGTTGATGGTGACACGTTCATCGATGTCAAAGGTACTGCGCCGGTGAACCCACCTGCGACTAAGAAGGTTGCTCGACGCTAACCAGCGTCGAGGGCAGGGTGGGGTAGGTGTGACTGTCCCTACCCTGCCATTTTCATGGAGGAGAAAATGAACGAGATAATAGGCGGCGCTGGAGGAACGATGACAGAACCCACACGCGAACTTGAACAGTTGTTATGGCTACAGGTAGAGACACTCAAAGATTTCGGAAAGAGGATGGATGCTATATCCGAAGAACACCTGCGGATGATTAGGCAGATCGCAGAGAACCAAGAGCGGTTACTCAACGTTTTGAGCTTGCTAAAGGACCCACTATTAGACGTGATCGAAGGGGCGCGTCGTAAGTTGGAGGAAAAATGAACCGCAGAGAAATGTTCAAAGGACTTGCAGCAGCACTAGCAGCTGCATCTATCCCAATTCCAATTCCATTAGAGGAATATGGAACATTACCAGCCCTTAACGTCACTGACATGGTTAAGTATCTGAATTGGGTCAAGCACGACCTAATTACCAAGATCGCCAACCCACCAACGATGCTTGAAGGACATAGAATTACCAGGCTGCCAACAACCGCCCAGGAGGAAGCACTCCGCTATGTAGAGACGGTTCTCAAGGAGTTGGAATGAACATCGCCATCATCGGCGAAGCATGGGGGCGAGAAGAGAACGTTGCCCAAGCCCCATTCGTCGGCACATCAGGTCGCCTGCTCACCCGCCTACTCTCTGCCGCAGGCATCAACCGCAACGATTGTTGGCTAACCAACGTCTTTAACATTCATCCATCAGGAGACGATATTAATGAGTTCTGCGGGGAAGCCACTACCGCTCTGGCCGGATATCCCGCCCATCATGGAGCCAAGTACGTACACCGACGATACCAGCCTGAACTCGATCGTCTCAGTCGCGAACTTAGTCTCCATAAACCTAACGTCTGTATTCTGCTTGGTAACACCGCATTATGGGCTCTGCTTGGTAAAAATGGAATTGGCAAGTGGAGAGGGTGCGTCGAGTTATCAAGTTACACGAAAGCAGGGGTCAAGTGTGTTCCAACTTACCATCCCGCAGCAGTATCTCGAGAATATCCCTTAAGGCACACCGTGATAATGGACTTGCAAAAGGCAGAGCGGCAGTCGCACTTCCCGGAAATCCGCTGGCCGAAAAGAGAACTGTGGATCGAACCAACACTGGAGGATCTATATGAATTCGAGCGAAGATATATCACAAGTGGCATCACACTTGCTTGTGACATTGAGACAGCTGGATCTCAGGTTACGACTTTTGGCATCAGTCCCCGACCCGACCTTGCACTTGTCATTCCTTTCCATGACGCCCGGCGAGCGAACAGAAGTTTCTGGGCTTCTGAGCGAGATGAGTTCGCAGCTTGGCTATTTATACGACGAATATGTGCGAACGATCAAATCAAAAAATGCTTCCAAAACGGACTGTACGATATTGCCTTTCTCTACCGATCAGTCGGGATCAAAGTGAAGGGGGCGGAGCATGATACAATGTTAATGCATCACTCGATGCAGCCGGAGAGCCTTAAGGGACTTGGGTATCTTGGGTCCATCTACACAGATGAACGTGCATGGAAGCATATGCGTACCAGCACCACGATTAAGCAGGATGCATGAGGATCATAAAAACCCATGACCACGACTTCTCAACCTTATCCGACTTCGAGGCGTCGCAGGTTTATAATGGCCTGGACTGCTGTGTCACTCGCGAGTTGGTTGATGTCCTACAACCCCAACTGGACCAACATACCTCCGCCACTTATGACTTCGAGCGAGAACTCCAAGGACCAATTCTTGAGATGCGCTTGCGAGGAGTTAACATCGACATCGACCGACGTGATGCTGTCATAGAGGAGTACTCCGACACAATAGACCGCCTTGAGCAACAATTAACCCGCATCGTAGGAGAAGGCTTAGATGTCTGGGGATGGAGTTGGACCTCGCTTAAAGACCTGCGTTATATATTCTTTGACGTTCTCGGCATCCCACGTGGTGTTAGAGGTTCGGTCGACGAGAAGGCTCTTAACCGCATTAGGGGATATTTCGTTGCGAAGCCAATCGTCTCGCACATTCTCACGATGCGGGAGTTGCAAAAGAAGATTCAAGTCCTCAGA